CTGCTAATAAATTTGTTTAGTAATTTGTCTAAAGTTTCTTTGCTCATTTTTATATTTGTATAGCTTCGGCTTGTTGGAATATTTCGTCAACTTGGTCATCAGTCATTTGTGTAACTGATTGAATAAATAAAACAGTTTGCGAGTATCTTTCTATTGTTGTGCCATAGTTCCATACATTTTTAGCAGCAGTTTTTGTTGGTTCTTCTAATTGGTCTAATGCACTCTCAATAGTAGGTATTAAATTCATTAAATTTAAAATAGTTCTAACTCTCCATAGTTGACTTTCTGATGGTGTTTTGTCTTTAAACGCTTGTTCAATTTCTTCCGGTGTTGCACCCTCGTAAAACTCTCTCGTATCAAAGTTAAAATAAGGTTTAACCATTTCAACTTGTAAAAGTTCATCGATTAATATTTCAGTTTCTAAACACTCATTTGAGTAAGTAACTCCGACAACTTGATTAGTTGTTATATTTATTATTGTTTTCATTAATCAGTTATTTGAATTCCTCTATATGTTATACTATCTGTTGCGTTTGTTAATTGACAAGTCACAAAGAAATATAAATCAGCACCTAAATTATATGTAAATACTGAAGTAGCACTTGCTGTTGCCCCTATTGTTTGGTCATTTTGTGTATTATTACTAATATTCAACAAATATATATTTCCACCATTTAAAGCCATTTCACGTTTAAATTTCATTGAGAAATTTGTAGTATTAAATCCCGCAGTTGAAATTAAAGTAGCACCAGTTAAAGTGTTTGTAGTGTTAATTTCTAAAGTGTGTGTTGTGTTACCTATATTTGCTACTTTTGTAACCAAAGCACTAAAATTTAAAAAGTCTCCAGCAGTAAAAGTATTGGCTGGAATATAATAAGTAGCTATAATAGTTTTTGCAGTTGTTCCGGTATGCGTAACTTGTGGTGTTAAATTAAATAGTTTTCTTTGTGGAGTGTATCCTAATATTGTTGTTATGGATGCTGTTTTCCATTGTGCAGGTGAAACAGTATTATCATAGTATAATGTATCTTTTAAAGTAGGACTTTGCGCTTGTACGTTATGTAATTCTTGAAGTTCATATCCGTTTTGCACTCGAACATACATTCTACCGGCACTTCCATTACTTGCTGTCGTTACAACACCTAAATAAACTAAATGATTTGGCGCATAAGGTTTAACATTTGTAATTGTTCCTGCTGTTGCTCCAAGATAAATAGCATCACCATCAGCAAAAGTTGATGTTGGTAAAATACTTAACCCATCCAATAATCCTTGCATCATTATTAATCCCTTTTGATTAGCTGCAATGGATGTCGATAAAACTAATCCAACAGTTTGAGCGGATGTTGCATCCGATGTGTTAAACGCTCTTTTTACAGTCATTCTGTCTCCTGTTCCGCCAAAAGCATAAACAGGCATTCCTTTAGTTAAGGTAACTGAATCATCATTTGTAACATAAGAAAATAAACTATTTGGAGCAGTTCCAATTACTTGAAATCCGTTTAAAGAAGTGTTATAAATGCAAAGCATTTCTCCGCCATTAATAATATCACCACCTATTAAAGCACCATCATTATTTCTATAAAGAGTTTTTGCCCCTAAAGAATTGATGTTTAAAGTTGCTCCTGTTGTATTACCATTGGTGAATCTAATCAAGTAAGCATCAGCATCATTATAAGCAGCAACTCCTGTAATTGTTGCAGTATATGTATCAGTTCCTGAAGCGGTTGCGTGAGGTATTCCACCACCACCTGAAGGAATGTCGTCTGTTGTTGCTAATGTATATGTTCCCGTAGATTTATTAGGAAACTCATAATTTTGGAGTGTATCTCCGCTTGTATCAAATCTTAATGATTGTATAAATGAAACTTGAGCCGGATCGTAAGCATACATTTGACCATCGAATCCAAGTTGAAATGTTGGTGTGTTAGTGACTAAATCAGTTGCAATTAATTCATATCCGTTAATATCAAAAGAAGTTAAATTTTCATTATTATTAACTATAATTGAGTTAGTAGTAGTATTACCTTCATCCAAAACTTCTTGAAGCGTTGGAGTGCCACCGCCACCTGTATTTAAATCAATTAACGCTTCATCTAAAGTAGTTTCGGTTGAGGTAACGGGATTGTTAACGGTAATATTTGCACCACCTTCATCGTATAATTCATCAAAATTTGAATTGACTTTTATAAAAGCATCCCTTACCTTATCACCTGTGCCATCATTGGCAGTTGTCCCGACATTAATTATTTGCTTTGCCATCTTTTTTTACTTGTTTTTTAAATAAAAACTGCTTTAATTTTTCTTCGTTTCGTAAACGTGCTATGTTTGGCTTTTTAGTCTTGTCCATAAGTGTCAATTTCTATATTTCCGCAATCATTACAACTATTATTCCCAAACCACCAACTGCCAACATTTAATTTTTTTCTTGAAATTGTATCGCTGTGTTTTGTATATTCCGGTATTTTGTTGTAAGATAACCATTTTTGCATTCTAAGTCCGAAAACTTCTTGCTTACTTCTTTGCTGAACCATTAAATAATCAACCTCTGATTTAGTTACGCTTTCTGTATTTTCAGCAGTATGCTTATAAACACCACCATTTGAGATTTGATAAGCTAAAACCAAAAGAACATTTTTAGCGGTTGCACGAATTAAAAAGTCAACTATAAAATCCTCGTATAAAATCAAATATTTATCTTGTAATTCCTCATTCTCAAAATCGGTGCAAATCTTATCATATAAAACTTGGCCAATTAGAGGCTCTAAATCTGTTATTTGTGCATCCTCAATGCAAGGCACTATTTTATCAAAGTCAATATTCCCATTTAAAGGCGTTTTTGCGACTACTTGCTGCGGTGTTATTAATAGTATCATAATTTATTTTATATGTCGTGAGGTGCTATTCCTGCTATTCCACTTGCTCTATCTTTTTTTGCATCGTCAATAGCAATTGGTGATTTAACATCAGGTTTAACATCTTTAATTTTATAGGTTAATTTTTCCCAATAGTGTTTGCAAGTTCCACCTGTAAATGTGGCACTTAACAAGCCACCGCCCTTATATTTCCAAATAGAATACGGATTATTTGGGTTAGGATGTTTACCGAATCCGGGGTTTACTGTAATATCTCCCATGGCTTCAATATCCTCTCTTCTGTAAATCTTATTTGCACTCATCATATTTTTACAAAATTCTCTTTCGGGTGATGAATTACCTGCGTATCTATAACGAAAAAGATAAAAATCAGTATCGTAAATACTTCTTCGATTTGAGTTTGCAGTTCCTGTGCTTGTGGCAAATTTATAAGATAACTTTTCTTCTTCTTCATAGTCAACAGGTTTGCACTCAATTAACTCGTAATTCTCTAAATCTTCATCCTCACCTAACTCAATAAGCTCACTACCTATTTTTTTTTTTTCTTCTGATAGTTTTACTTCCGTTTCAACTTCAACTTTTTTAGGTCGCAAATTCATAAAATACAATTCTAAAGTAATTTTATTTTGACCTAATACGTACTCGAATCCATCGGTTAAAGCATTTTGCATTGGCGTAATAACATTCAACATTGTTTCGTTAAATGCAGTTTCGATTTCATCTGCATTACTGCTAAATCCTGTTCCCGATTGAATACCTAAAATTGCACCGCTTACAACTTTGTGAGCTGTCAATAATTGCTTTCTCGCTTCCTCTGTTAAAAATTGATATTGTTGGTGTGCATCTGCTATGGTTATTGTTTCAATCGTAGTGGCATTGTCTTTGTTTGAATTAAATGATAAAATAAATTTATTAGCGTTATTTGCACCTGTCCATTTTTTTATAATGTTACGTTCAAATTGCGTTTTAACCTCGTCATCAGTAACGCCCTCGTTTACATTTATGATATGCCCTGCGCTCAATCCGTTCTTAATATGGTTCACACAATAAACAGAAATTTGCTCTTCTAATTCAGCATAATTTAAGCCTGAATAATAAGATGGCCTTGCAAAATAGAAATCGTTTATTGAATATTCCTTGATTACAAAGACTGTCTTTTTTTCTGTTGTGCCTTGAACAAATACCGGTATTTGAGTTGGCGGATATTTTCTTGTATCACTCCAATCGTAAGAATACCAATATGAATTAATAACTCCATTTTCATCAACTTCATTTGGAACTACTTTATTTTTTGGCAAGTGATTTATTTGTGCAATTTCATTTCCTGTTTTACCTAAAATTATCTCAAAACTACATTCATGAAATAAGGTATAATCTTTTACTAATTTACGAACTATATCTTTTGTAAATAGTTTGTTGACTTTAGCCATTTGGATGGCCTGGTTAGCCATATAATTTGCAGTCAAACCTTGGCCATAAGTATAAGAGTAATAACTGTCTAAAATAGCTGCGTTTGTTGGAGAATATTTGTAACGATTAATTACATAATCATACCCTTCATTGTTTTTGCCATTTAATACATAAGTTTTACCGCTTGGTTTTACTTCTTCAAAAATCTGCGTATCAAATGCGCTTAAACTTATTGTTCTTAAATCTCCCATTATTGATTGATTTTATAATTTTGTAAATCTGTTTGATCCGTTGCAAATGCTTTGCCTCGAAATAGTGTATTTTCATTATCGTAAACTTCAAATTCAAATGTGCTTCCTTCGCTTACTGTTTTGTCAAATTCAAAAGTCAAATAACCATAACTATAAACAGCAGTTAAGTCATCAAAAGTTTCTTCTGTGGCTTTGCTTTCATCACGAATTTTTAAAGTAACTAAATCCGCTTCATAACGAGGGATAATTGTTACAGTTTGAGTTTCTTCAGATGGTCTTAATATTATCATACTAATATAACGAAAAAAAAACTTTTTGATACAAAAAAAAGTCAGTATAACTTAATACACTGACTTTTAAATTTATTTTAAAAAAAACTTAATCGTTTACATACTCATTAGAAACAATACTAAGTAAAGAAGTTACTGCTGCACCTGATAATATTGGAGCAGTTTCAGGCTCTAATGCTTGTAAAGTCAATTTCAATCCGTAGAAATCACCTAAAGCACCACCTAATTCTCTTGTTCCTGTTGTTTTATCAACACCATTTTTTAATCCAATAGCATGGAATGTTCCATTGTTATCTTCTAAAAAGATTAACATTCTATCTCTTGAAAGCAATTTAGCTTGATTAACCAACGCAGCAGTTAAGCCGGTCAACATCAAACTTAATTGACTATCATAAAAAATAGTTCCGTTATCTCTTGATGCTGTTTCAGTTTCAACATAAGTATTACCTGTATTTTTTAATTCAAATTTAAAAACTTCATCTAAAGTTCCCAATCCTGTAAGTTCTGAATTAACTACCGTTGCGCCAATATCTGAAAATTGAGCAAAAAAGGCATTAACTAAACCACCTGTAAAATTTTTGCATTCTAAAAGTCTGCCATTTGTTATAAATTCACACGCTGCCATTATTATAATGTTTTAAATAAGGCGGTATTTTCAACCGCCTTGTTATTTATTAAAGTGTATATGTAGTGTATAACACAACCTCTGCACCTCTTACATATTGTACTCCGGCAGTATAAACCATTTTGTAACGAACTGTTCCGCTCAAATCAGTATCATCCATGTCTTTGATACGCACTTCATTATGATCCGAAAGTAAACCTGTTCCAAAATATAAATTTTTCTTTTGATAAACTACCATAGTTGAGTCAGGTAAACCATTTATGATTTCAAGTACATAATTTCCATAACGTAATTGGAAATCATCACCACCTAAACCATTTGAAATACCTGCGCTAACTAAAGCTTGTTGGTAAAACAAAGCCACATCGCTTGATATTGCAAAAACTAAATCTGTTTTTCTTCTCAAAGCTACAGGCACAGCAGCCATAGTAGCCTCGATTTTAGAAATTACATTTGATTTTGTGATAGCAACAGGTGATGCTACATCAATAACAGTTCCATCTCCTAAAAAAGCAGTGATAAATCCATCAAAATGTCCATCGTCTGCTGCATCTCCAATCCAAATATCTGAATCAGTAGCTTGTGCTGTATCAGCTAAAATTTCAACTAATAATGCAGCTTCCTCATCAACCGGCATATTGTCGTTGTGAGCAGAGAACCCCATTGAAGCAGTATCCCATACATTTCTGAAATCTTCTTTACAAAGTTCAGCCTCGTTTTTGATTTTCTTTGGCTCTAAAATTACCTCGTCAAGAGTTACACTTCCCGCAGGAGTGAAACCACAAGAATAATCTGTTCTACCATTACCGTAATCAATTTTACGGATTACTTGTTTTACAGGAATATTTGGTAAAATTGTTACCAAACCTCTCTGAATAGTGTCTGCTTCTTTAAAAGCTTTTCCTATTATTTCCCCTGCCACCGTTCCGGCATAGGAACTGTTTACTGTTGTTGTTGTTGCCATTTTTTTTAGTTTTTATTTTTTAATTCTGTTAATGATAATGCTAAACGCCCTTTTAATGTTTTTGGTTTTTCTGTTGTAGCTTGTAATGGTGCTACTTTTGTTTTTGTTACCGCAGGAGTTTCAGAAAGTTCAACTTTTAAAGTTTCATTTTCTTTAACTTGCTCCGATAATTTAGTTTCGATTGCTGAAAATCTTTGCTCTAAATTCTCA